TTCGTTCAGGAAGCAGACCTCGAGGAGCAAAGCAGGGCAGGGCGTGAACCGCAGGATGCCCAGGCTACCCACTGCGGTTTGGGTGTCGGGCTTTGCGCCGCGGTCAGGAAGGCCCAGCGCCCCGGCCACCGCCTTGCTCAGCGTGCGGGCGCGGGCTATGTTCAGGGCACTGGTGCCCACAAAGTGGAACACCTCTGTGCCTGTGGCGGTGGGGTGGTTGTGGTTGAAGTGGATATCCAGCACAAAATCCTCGGGCCCTGCCTTGGCGCTGATGGCCTGAATGGTGCGGGCCAGGTCCAGGCTGTCGCGGTCCAGCTCCGTGCTGCCGTCCAGGCACAAACAGTTGTCCAGCCGGGCCGCTACCAGGTCACGCAGCCGGGCAGTGAGGGCCGCCTCGCGGGTGCCATCGTATGCCACCGCCCCCAGGTCGCGCACCAGGTCGTGGCCAGCTACCAGAAAGAGGTTACGAACCTTACGCATGGGCTTCTCCGGTAGCTTTGTGTTTCAGGCTTTCCGTCAGCGCCGCTTTCAGCTCGGCAGTCTTCAGACTGGGGTCTGGCGCGGTGCCGTTCAGTTGGGTCAGCGCCTCAGTCAGCTGTGCCTTGTTCAGGTGGTTCACCGCTGTCAGCGCCTCTTCCACAGGCAAGGCGCTCAGGTCTGGCACCGGCTTGGGGACTGTCTTCAGGGGCTTTCCGGCTATCAGGTTGCTCACATCTTCTCGCGAGAATGCGGCCACACCCTTCTGGGCAAAGCGGGCTGAAAGCAGGGGGTCGAAGAAGAAGCCCTCGCCATCATCATAGACATACACCGTTTGCAGGTGCGGTCTTTTTTTGAAGGTCTTCTCTATATCTTGAAGCTGGTCTGGGTTGAGCATAGTACTTAGGGGTTTAGTGCACCGGGGTCCCCGTGGCCCCCACCGCTCCTAGGAGCGGCAGGGCGGGTTCAGTGCGGGGTTGGGGTTATATTGCGTAGAGCACTACTTCTTGAGGTACCCGGAACTGGGTATCCACCTTGGCCAGCATCTTGAAGAACCACAGCTCGCTGTTGTTCTGGAGCTGATTCACCATGATGTCGTTCCAGTCGCTGGCACCGTCCACACCTATCCACAAGTTGCTGTCCATGGTGTTGTCTGCCACGCAGGCCAGCAGGGTGTCGTCCGGGAATCCTGACAGGAACACCATCTCTATGCCATTGAAGCGCGTGGGCGTGGCCGCTTCGTAAGAGATGGACTTGTAGTCCAGGTCTTGCAGTGCCCCACGGTAGAAGTCCTCCGTCTCTATGCTACCGAAGATTTTGAGGCTCCGGCGCTTGCGAATGGTCTTGGGGATTTGCGCGTGAGTGGCCTCCAGCTTTTCGAGGATGTTGCCTTTGCTCAGGGCCACTGGGCTTGCTACCAGTTCCACATCGGTGTCTGCCTTTGCTTTGGTGATGAAGCCGTCAAACTGATCGCCTCCGGTCTTGTCGCCTGTCCACAGCTGCACATTCAACTCCTCGTCATGCTTTTTCAGAACCATGTCCACAATGGCCATTTGCAGCTCCGGCGAAACCTGACGGAACAGCGCAGTGCCTTCGAGCATATCCTGGAACCAGTGGTGTTCGAACGCACGGGGGTTGAACTCCTCGTAGACCATGTAGTCATCGGGTTGCAGGTAGCGCTCACCGAACGACAAGGTGCTGTTGGGAGTGGGTGTGGCCTGGCGGGCACGGATGACAGTGCCCACATTGCCGGTGGGCATCACCAGCTTGTGTTTAATGCCGTCGCGCACAAAGGCGTGACCACCTGCCACTATCTCGTTGCCAGTGAAGGCACGGGTGGTAATCATGCGCAGGACTTCGCCTGCGTAGGTATTGGGGTTGAATGTAGGCATATCGCTTTTCTACTAATTGCGGTGGGTCTTGTGATGTATGGAGTGCCTGATAGGGCTCCTGTGTCGAGATGGGTGTCGCTACTATTTGCTGCTGTTGGTCTTTGGGATGCGTATCATGGCATCATGTGCAGACACGGGATACTGCTCACGGAGCCTTTTCATCATGGCTTCGTTCTCCCCTTCCGTGGTCTGCTCGCCCTCTTCTTTCACATGTCCTGTCAGGCTGGTCACCTTGGGCATGCTGTCCAAAATGGCCTTTGTGCTATCGAAGTTGTCCTGGGCCAGCTTCTCCCAATGCGCCTTGGCGGCGGGCACAATTTTCTTGTCCTGAATGGCGGCGGCCACCAGTGCGGTGATGCGCGCATTCTGTGCGGCTTGCTGGGCAGCCTGCGCTTCGGCAGCAAGGCGCTCGCGCTCGGCTTTCAGCTCGGCGGCCTTGGCCTGTATCTGCTGCGCCGTAGCATGCTCGGGCAGGCCCAGGGTCTGGGCCAGTGCTTTCAAATCCATATTTATAGGGGTTGGGGTTGCAGGGGAATTGTCTGTTTGGCTGGGCTCATAGGCAGCCAGTAACTTGTTGCGAGGTGCACCCTTCAGGGCCATCGCGGCTTTGGGGTCACCTTTCATCACGCTTTCGCTGATGTCGTCGGCTAGCTTGAGGTCCACCGCCTCTTGTGCCGTGAGCCAGGTCTCATCGTCCAGCAGCACACGCAGTTCGTCCACGGCCTTGCCGCTGCGCTTGGCATAGGTGGCCAGCAGATTGTCCGTCACCTTGTCCAGCACTTCAGCGGTCTTGCGCAGCTCTTTGGCATTGCCCCAGGTCAGTATCCAGGGGTTGTGCACCATCAGCATGGCGTTCTCTGCCATGGTGCGGGTAGCGCCCGCCTGGAATATCACGCTGGCCATGCTGGCGGCTATGCCATCCACATGGGTGTGCACTTTGCCACTGTGGTTGTGCAGGGCATTGAGAATGGCATTGCCTTCGTGCACCTCGCCGCCATAGCTATGGATGCGCACGTGCAAGGTGGTACCGGCTTCTAGCTCCGCTAGCGTGCGCAGCACATTCTGCACAGAGGCCTTGCCCCACTCCTGCACGTCTCCGTACATGTAGAGGGTCGCTTCTTTGGCGGTGGCGTTGGCGCGTATCTCGATGCCGTTCATGCCAGCAAAGAAATATCGACGGGCAGGGGGGTGTGGGATTTGCCCGTAACGGTTCCTATTCAGATAGGAATTTTTCCATACCACAATCGGAATCCTTACGCAGCTTTTCGCCGCCCCCTGCCCCATGGGTGCACCTTTGTAGGGCAACCCCCTGACCCAAATGGCCAAGACGAAAGCCCCAGTATCTCCCGACAAGCTGCCCAAGAAATCCGCAATGGCCATTTGCCGCGAGATGTTCGTGCTGGGGGCTAGCCGCAAAGCCATAGCCGAGCTCATAGGGTACAGCGAAAACACCGTGGGTGGCTGGGTGCGCGATATGGGTATCGAGACGCTGCGCATCACAGAAGACTACACCCCGGAGGCCCTGATGCGGGACATGTACCATGAACTGGCCACCATCAATGCCGTCATCAAGGGCCGCGAACAAGCCATACCCACCCCTGCGGAGGCGGATGCTCGCCGCAAAATCATTGCCAGCATCAAGGACCTCAAAGGTGGCCTGGTGCTACAGCAGTATGTGCAGTGTGCTATGGAGGTAGACCGCTTTGCCCAGCAAGAGTTTAGCGTGGCGGTATCTGCCCAGACCAAGGAAGTGCTGGATGCCTTCATCAAGCGCAAGGCACGTGAAGCGGAGGTGTCTATATGAGAGCCAAGCGTACCGATAAGCTAAGCCCCCGCAGCCGCAAGGCGCTGGAGCTGTGGAACCAGTACTGTGAGGATACCGCAGCCAAAACCGCCGGGCTGCTCTTTGACGACAAGCCCGGTGCGCAGGCGGCCCGGAAAGCTCAGGCGCTGAAAGACTACAGCTACTTCTTCCATACCTACTTTCCCAACCTGTATGACTGCCCGTGCGCCAAGTGGCAGACGGACTTCTTTCAGCAGGCGGCCAAGGACCCTAACTTCATGGGTGCCGCCGAGTGGCCACGGGAACATGCCAAGTCTATACATGGCAGCGTGTGCGCACCCATTTGGTTGCTCATACGCGGCGAGCTCACGGGGGCCATCCTTGCCAGTAGCACCTATGACCAAGCCTGTTTCTTGCTGAGCGACCTGGCCGAACAGCTGGTGAGCAACCAGCTACTGATACATGACTGGGGCGAGTTTCACCAGCGGGGCACCTGGCAAGAGGGGCGCTTCGTCACCCGTGGCGGCGTGTTCTTCAAAGCCATGGGTCTGGGCCAGAGCCCACGCGGTCTGCGGCAGGAGGCCAAGCGCCCCAACCTGCTGATAGGGGACGATATGGACACGGATGACATGGTGCAGAACCCTCGGCGCGTGGCCAAGGTGGTGCGCTGGATATTCAGTGCCGTGTACTTTGCCCTCGATACACGTGCCTCCCGTATGTGGTTTTTGGGTAACCGCATCCACCCGCAAAGCATCATGGCGCATGTGGTGGGGGATGTAGAGGAAGGCGACCCCAAACGCGAGGGTCTCTACCACAGCAAGATATATGCCCTGCAAGACAGCAAAGGCCGCATGGCTTACCCCGATGGGGAGCCCGCCTGGAAGGAACGCTACACCCGCGAGCACATCCTGAGGAAGGTGCAGAAGGCTGGCTACTATGCCGGGATGCAGGAGTTCTTCCACACCTATGCCCGCGAGGGCACCGTCTTCAAGAACGCCTGGTGGCAGTATGTGGCCCCACTGCCACCCAAGCAGTACGACCGTATCGTGGTCTACTTTGACCCCTCCTTCAAAGACACGGCCAGTAGCGACTTCAAAGCGGTGGTGTCTGTGGGGAAAGTTGGCAACCATTTCCATGGGCTCGATGTGTTTGTGCGCCGCTGCTCAGTGGCTGCCGTCATCACCTGGCTCTATGAGCTGGAGCAGCGCTACCGCACCAAGGAAGCTGTGGTAGAGCTGTGGATGGAGCAGCAGTTCATAGACGAAATGTTCCGCCGCGAGATAGACCAGCAAGCCGTGCGCTATGGCTTCCACCTGCGCATGCGCTATGACAAACGCAAGAAGCCTAACAAGGCACAGCGCATAGAGAACCTGACACCCATCTTCGAGGCTGGCCGCTTCTGCTGGAACGAGAAGCTGAAAGGCAGCCCGGACTTCATAGCCCTGAAGAACCAGTTTATGGGCTTTGAAAGAGGCTCTGCCCTGCATGATGACGCACCCGATGCCACAGAAGGCGCGGTGTGGCTGCTGGAAGCCCAGCCCTCCTGGAACGAAGCACCCGGCAAGCTTCAGCCCCGCACCCGCCGCAACACTTTGTAACCCCCCAATTCCTATACCATGACACTGAAGCCCATAACCCTCCACCGCAACGAAGACAGCAAGGTTGCCATCGACCTGTACTTTGACCCCTACACGCCTGCTTATGTGAGCCCCAATGTGCCAACGCCCAAGGTAAGCCAGCTGAAGGTATTCCTGCGCGTGGGCAACACCCCTGTGAAGACCTATGCCCTCTCCACGCCATCTTCTGATGAAGGACTGGTAGTGCTGGATGACCAGGTGCACAACCGGGTGCAAGTGATTGTGACCCGGGCCGAGAGCCGCAACTTCCCTGTGGGTCAGCTGAACTATGTGGCACATGCCGATTTCGTAGACCTGCACTTCCCCGACGGCCGCCGTGAGGTCTTCACCGGTACCCTGGGCGTGGTGGCTGACAACCCTGCGGCCACTGCGGAGTAGTAGCCATTTGCTCCCCTCTTTCTCCTCCGCCTCAGGCGGAGAGAGTGCCCCTCCCGGTGGGAGGGGTTTGGGGAGGGAAATCACGCTTCACGCTCAACTCATTACCATGTTCCTCACCCTCTCCGACTTTCGCCAAGTCATCAAAGACGAGCAGCTGGCACAGATACTGCCCCCCAGCATGGCACCCCTATCCGTGGGGGAGCGCCCCGACAAGCCCACCGGTAGGCTGGAAGACGTGCCCGTGCTCCACCAGGCCGTGCTGCAAACCATAGCGGAGATGCAGAGCTACCTGCGGCACCGCTATGACGTGGCCACACTGTTTGCCGCCACAGGTACCAGCCGTAATCCCATACTGGTGCTCTATGCCCTGGACATCACGCTGTATCATTTGCTGGCACGCATAGACCCCCGACGCATAGCACAGCTACGCATGGACCGCTACGATGCCGCCATCAGCTGGCTGAAACAGGTGGCCAAGGGCGAGCTGCTGCCGGACTTCCCACCCCTGCCGGATGGGGATACCGGCGGTCACATGAACTTCGGGTCTAACGCCCGCACCACCCACCGACTCTAATATAGCCTTCGAAGCCCTTTAAATTGCCCCACAATGCGCGAACGTCTATTGAACGCCCTATCTACCGTCCTGCCCAGTCGTTTCTCACGTACAGGCAAAGTGGAAGAAGCCCCGCAGGCCAGTGCTGTGCAACCAGTGGCCACCCGCCAGCCGGACAGTCTGGTGAAGTCTGTGGTGCTGCGAGCAGATGGCTGGGCCAGGGCAGACCTGGACAAGTTCAAGAGCGCCCTGCTGCGCTTCCAGCACCCGGAGCGCCCCAACAATGCCGACCTGGTGCGGCTGTATGATAACGTCATGCTGGATGCCCACCTGGCTAGCCTGGTCAACACCCGGCGCATACGGGTGCAAGCCGAGCGGTTTGTGGTGCGCCACAAAGAGACGGGCGAGATAGACATGGTGCGCACACGCCTGTTTCACAATCCCTGGTTCAATGCCCTGGTCGGCTTCTGCATAGATAGCAGGCTGTATGGCCACACCCTGCTGGAGATACAGGGGCTGGATGAGGACGGGGAAATCGCAGGCTTTGCCTTGCTGCCCCGTACCCACGTGCTACAGCAGAAGGGGCTGGTGCTGCGGCAAGCTGGCGACCAGTTTGGCGTACCCTACAGAGAAGCGCCCTATGAGCTGTGGACGGTTGAGATAGGGGAACCCAAAGACCCTGGGCTACTGGCGCAAGCCTTGCCGGAGGTAACCTACATGCGTGGGGCCGGGGCAGCCTGGGATGAGTTTACCGCACTTTTTGGCGTGCCGCTCGTCCACGCCACCACCAGCGAGCGCGACCGGCAGGAGCTGGACCGCATAGACCAGTTTCTGGAGCAGTTCCGAAACGCCAGCTGGGCCCGCTTCCCCGAGGGCACGCAAGTGAGCATCACCGAAAGCAAGCAGACGGATGCCTCAAAGGTCTTTTATGAGCACATTGCGCTGCGTCAAAAACGCCTTTCCAAGCTCATTCTTGGGGTGACCATGCTCACCGAAGATGGTGCCAGCCTGAGCCAGAGCCAAGTGCACGAGCGCGTGGCAGATGACTACCTGCGGGCAGACCTGCGCTACATACAGGACTTTGTGAACTGGCACTTGTGGTGGCGGCTGAAGCTGTTGGGCTATGACTTGGAAGGCTACGAAGGGGTGTACCAGCGCCTCGTAGATGAAGAGGCGGAAGCCATGAGCAAGCGTGGCGTGGACACCGAGAAGCAGATAGCCATAGATGCACAAATAGCAGCCATGGGCTTTGAGCTGGACCAGGCTTACCTGGAGCAGACCTATGGTACCAAGATAAAGGGACTGAAGGCGCAAGTGACACCCTTTGCCAAGGCCCAACACAAAGGTGGCATCCCTCCACAAGCCCCTCCCACAGGAAGGGGAATCCTCACGCTGGAAGACCGAGCGGGACGCGAGCCACATAGCTGCTGCACGCCCCTGGCCCAACTGCCTGAAGACGAAGAAGACGATTACGACCGGGCCTATACGCGCATGCTTCGGCAGTTCCATGAAGCAGAAGGGGCAGTAGCCGTTCCTGCGGCATACACGCTGCATATAGGCGACAAGCTGATGCAGGCCGTGACTAAAGGCTATATCGAGGGTGATACACAGACCCCGAATGCTTCAACTCCCGCCCTGGAAGGGCTGGACTATGACAGTCCGGACAACCTGCGGATAGCCCTGTTCCGGGCCAACGTGTACCACTTTAGTGCGGCGAGCAGTTTTGCCGAGTGCATTGAGCTGAGGCAGTTGCTGGAGGACAGTAACTATGACTGGCCCACTTTCAAGCGTGCCGTGCAGGACAAAGGTTTGAAAGACCTGCGCCTGAGCTACCTGCGCACGGAGTATAACCACGCCATAGCCGCCAGCCAGAATGCCGCCAACTGGTACCGCCAGCAAGCAGACAGCGAGCTGTTCGACCTCCAGTACCGTGCCGTGCTGGACGACCGCACCCGCAGTGAACATGCCGCCCTCAATGGACTCACGGCACGTGCCGATGATCCAGTTTGGAACACCATCTATCCCCCCAATGGCTGGAACTGCCGCTGCGAGGTGATTCAGGTGGCAGCCCTTCCAGGGCGTGGCGATGTGAGCCTGGATGCCGGGCTAGTCAACGAAGCCGTCAAGCCAGACTTCCGCTTCAACTTTGGCGAGCGTGGGCAGATATTCCAGAATGGCCTTCGGGTATTTGACAAATTCCCGGAGGAGAAAACCCTGAACCGCCGCAAGTATGGCCTGCCCGACTGGGCAACGCTAGACCGCACAGCGCTGGCCGCACCTGCCCTGGGCGAAGACACCAAGACGGCCTACCTACAATGGTGGGACCGCCAGGTGATGGCGCAGGGCAAGGGCACCGAAGACCTGTACTTCAAAGACTATAGCGGCCTGCATGTGCGTTTGCCCAAAGGCCTGCGCAGCAAGTTTGACAACGACAGGTACCGGGCCAAAGGGGAAGACCGCTGGGCAATGGCTCCCATGGTGGCGGATATCGTGGCCAAAGCCGATGAGGTATGGGTGCAATTCAACAAGTCTGCCGCAGGTCTGAAGACCACCTACCTGCGCAACTACAATGACCGGACGTATGCCGTGGTAGTAGAGACCACCGATGCGCTAGATGTCATCACCTGGTATCCTGTGAAACCGCAAGAGATAGGCAAGCAGCGAAGTGGTATCCTCCTAAAAAGATAAAGCGAGTCGTCGCGTTTTTTGGCTGGTTTAGGCCGCACGTACGTAGACTCGCTCTATCAGAGACCAAATATACGGAAACAGCATGGCAAAGGTTCAACGGTTCGAGGTGCCCAACTTTGGCAAGGGGCTGCAAGGCACCCAGCAGCTCATGCGCAGCTTCCCCAAGGCGGCGGGGGTGACTGCCGTCAACTTCTTCAAAGACCGCTTTGCCCGGCAAGGCTGGCAGGATGGCGCGTTTGAGCCGTGGGCCCCACGCAAACGGCAGGATAAACGAGCCGGGCGGCGGCAGCTGCTGGTGCAATCCGGCAGGCTCAAGCGGGGTATCCGCATACAGGAGGCCAACTGGGGGCGCGTGGTGGTAGCCAACGATGTGCCCTATGCCCGTGCCCACAATGAGGGGGTGAATGCCACCATGAGCCAGGCCGTCCGGGCTCACAGTGTGCGCAGCTTCCCCCGCCGCAGAGCTGGCCGCACCGAGACCGTGCGCGAGCACACCCGCCAGGGCCACACCCGCACCATCCGCATGGTGCTGCCCAAGCGCCAGTTCATGGGCAACGCCAACCTGCTCAACCGCCGCCTGGAATGGCAGCTAAAAACCGCCTTAAAGAAACTTGAAACCGATATCTTTAAGTAATGTAGAATGGATAATGTATAATGCAGGATGAAAGAGAACCCGCTCAAAGACAAGTCTTTTGCGTTTGCCCTGCGTAGTGTGAAGCTAGCCCGACACCTGAAACAGGAGTATCAGGAGTATGACCTGAGTAGACAACTGCTTCGGTGTGGCACGAGCATAGGCGCAAACGTGCGTGAAGCCCAGCAAGCTGAAAGCAAAGCAGACTTTGCCCACAAGATGGCCATTGCCCTCAAAGAGGCGGATGAAACCTGCTACTGGCTGGAGTTGCTTCACCAAGCCGAATATATCACAGAAGCCCAGTACCGCTCTATCTATGCAGATGCGCAAGAGCTGATGCGGCTATTGGTGGCTACGGTGAAATCTGCTAGAAACCCTAAGTAGCCCACGCAAATAACCCCTAAAATTATGCTTGACACCGTTTACACCGAAATCGCCGAGAGGATAGCACAACTGCAACCCACGGATGATTCTCCATTATCCACTATCCATTCTCCATTGATTAAGTGGATAGACCTATACAATGCCCAGCCCGAGTTCCTGGAGCAGCGCGAGGCACACGACTTCCCGGCGGTGTTTGTGGAGTTTGCGCAAATCAACTGGAGCAACCAGGCGCACCCCATACAGCAGGGCGATGCGCTAATACGCCTGCACGTGGTGCAGTGGAGCCTGGCCAGCAGCTACGAGGGTAGCGAGAACCAGGGCACTGCCCTGGAGCGGCTTCAGCTCTTGAGCCGCCTGCATGCACACCTGCACGGCTTTGCCGGAAGCTACCACACCCCCATGATACGCACTGCCACGCTGAGCGACACCCGCCACGATGCCGTGACCGTGGACATACTGGAGTACCGCTGCCTTATCTATGAGTGCCCGGAGCAACCGGAGCGTGCCCGCCAATACGTGCAGGCAGCGCTACAGGTGCGTGGCGAAATAGCCCCCCAAGTGAGCACCCGCCCTGCACCCCCAGAACCGTACTACCAGATACCTAAGGGGTAATAAAAAACCCCGCACGGGACGGGGTTAGTTTGGGATTACGAGCCACAAGGACGAAAAGGAGCATATTTCTTGCGTTTGCTTTTCTCCAGTTTCCATGGTTCATAACAGTTGAGGTCTATTGTGTCCCGAATGAAAGGTGGAATGTTAAGAATCTCTCTGGTTACCAAATTGTGATTCTCTATTTTTATAAGCTGGTGGCTTATAGAATCCTGTCCAGCTATCAACTTATCTAGTTTTTCTTCTATGCTCTTAACGTTCTTCTCATTATTGACTGATAATTCATAGCTTTTATCAATCTTACTACGAATGTCATAATACCAATCTGCCAAAAAGATAATAGCAGACATTCCGCCTATAATTGACGCAATGATTCCAAGTTTTGCTAAAGTGTTCATAGGATAATATTCTCTTTGCTGCATTTTTAGAAACGGATGCAAGTATAGCACCCGAATGGGTACTAAGCAAATATAAAGCTCCACAACTAACACCCCATGTTAAAGTATAGCCTTGTGTATTGCAAAAGTATTCGACCATTGAGCTACTTGCACAGCCCTAGTGTATAGTCTGCCAGCGGCTTACCGTTGTACGCTGTTTGGACAGCTCCAGGATACTGAGGGTTAGGCTTGAGAATCTCACGGATGTCCTGCGCATCGGTGATACCATGCCGGGCCAGCACCGAGCTACCCGTGCCGTTTATGTGGTACCAGCTTTTGTTTTGATAGGCCATAGCACCATCCTGGTAACAGACTAACCACACCTCTGGCACGGTAAACGGCCACTGGCTAGCGCCCGCTTCTTTGACAAGCTCATATTGCGCATGGGGCAGCACCTTAGTCATACCCTCAGGCGGCAAGCCTGGCCCAACAATGCTGCCGATAACTGCTAGTGCTGCTACGAAGACTGCTATGGTGACAATGGTCTTGCGGCGCTTTTTCTTCTTGTAGGCTTTGCTGGGTTCCATGCTTTAGGGTATAGCCCAAAGAAAAAGCCCCACCTGCACAAATGCAAGCGGGGCTTTGGCCTGGGCTGGCGATGGGTGGGCTACTGCACCACAAAGGCTTTGGCGGCGGCACGCTGGCCGTCCTGCTCCAAGTAGTAGCGGTAAGCTCCGGGAGCCAGGCCGCCGGTGCTGAGGGTGTAGCTGCTGGCTCCGGCAGGCAAAAGCGCTCGGTGCACCACTTGCCCGGTAGGGCTTAGCACTGTCAGCGTGGCACCTGCCGTAATCGGATTGCATGTGAGGGTGACCGCACCGCTGGCCGATGGGTTGGGGTATGCGCTCAGTTGGTTGTCATCTGCGGTTGGGTGCTGCTTGGCAGTAGGCATGGAGCCTGCCAGCGTATAGGTAACGGTAGAGTCGTGTGCAGCACCGTTTGCATACCTCACCCAAAGGACATTGCCCTTAGCCCACACTTGTGTGGCCTTGTCAAACACATGGGCTGGGGTGCCATCCTGGTTGACCAAGTATACTTTGCTGGTGAACTGGTTGGATGCAGTGAGCGCTAGCTCATACTGGTTGTTGGTATTGAACAGGGTCTTGCTCACCAGGCTCGCCGTTACCGTACTCCAGCCTTCTCCCTGAATTGAGGAGTGGATGGGGATGTTGGTGATAAGCGTACCATCTGGCTCGTAGATATCGATGCCCAAAGCGGCATCATACACGTTTGAGTAGAAGATGGGCTCTTGTGTTACCGCAAAGCCTATAGACCGCGTGAACTTGTGCTGCTTGCTTAGGGTAATCTGCGCTCCTGCATGGCTGGCTGCCAGCATGCAAAGGAATAGTAGGTACTGTTTCATGACTGTATTATTTGGGGGTTAAATTACATATTAATGCTGCACCCGCGCATTCTCTAGCTGCGCCCGCGTGGTGGGCGGCGCAATGGGCTGCACCGTGCTGATGGGCGGGGCGGTGCTGCCATCGGGGATGACGTGGGTATGTAGCTGGTACTCGCTGAGCAGCTGATTGAAGCGACTCTCCAGTCGGGCAAGGGCATCCGTCAGCTCCTGCACCTTCACAAGCCCGCCCAGCTGACCGCCGTTGATGCTGAGCACACCGCCGCTGTCTATCACTAGGGTACACGGGTTGCTCCCCCCCGCCTCCAGATCCACGCGCTCCAGCTCGCTACACTGTGCCAGCCATGCCTGCGAGGGGTTGTTTTGTACATGCGCCGCTATCACATAGCTGCCCAACTTGGGCACCAGCTTCAGGCCAGGGGTGCCGGGTGTGGCGGTCAGGCGCACATCCAGCAGGGGGGCGCTGCCATCCTGCGGCTCCAGGTCGCACAGCCCCGCTGCGGCATCCACAGCGGTCACACGGCAGATGCGTGCCTGTATAGGCACTTGGCTGCGGATGAGCGCGAGCAGGGCTTCCTTAGCGTTCATTGTAAGGGTGCATTTGGCGCACTATCCGATAGATAGTGTCGGGTTTGAGGTAGTACTGATTGGATAGCTGTTGCAGGATGTATTGCAGCGTATACTTGCCTTGCTTGCTGAGCTGGTCAAAGTCTCTGCGGATGGCCTTGTACTTCTGCTCTTTCAACTGCATCTGTGCGTTTTTGTGCAATATAACGCATCATACGAGCTTTTGTTAGGATAGCATTTGATGAACCTCCTGCATGGGGCTGTACAGGCTGGCTGGCAGGTCGTTGTGCCAGGACTCAAAGAGCCAGGCAATAGCTGCTAGCTGGGTAGCAGTGAACTGCACCGTGACCTTGTTATTCATGGTGCCCAGGCGCTGTATCTTATTGTACAGCTTGCAGTCCACCTCTACCAATGCGCTGAGCGCACACAGCTCTGCCATGTTACGCTTGTGAGGTTCTGCTTTTTCACGCTGTATGAGGTCATACAGGTCTTGCAGCTGGCGGGGTTTGAATTGCATGGGTATGGGATTTGAAAGGGGGGCTAGGACTTGCGGATTTCCTTGCCTGCGTACTGCTCCATCTGGCGCACCACGCGGTTGAGCTCCTTGCGGGTCATCTCGTTCAGGGGCTTCTTCACCACGCCATAGTGGTCTATCCAGGCCTGTAGCTTGGGCACATCGCACACCACGCGGCCATCCTTGTGGGTGTAATACCCCGCCTGTATGGCCAGGCTCATGAGGTAGCGCCGCAGCTGGTTCAGCGCGTGGCCACCGGGGGGGGACCAGGAAGCCCCACCGGGGGTAGCCCCCACCTTTCCTCCCCCACCGGGGGAGGTATTCCCCTCCCTGTGGGAGGGGCCAGGGGAGGGCGTATGAGGCTTTTCTTGAAGCGCAGGCGGTAGCAGCTTTTCCAGCGCACGGATAAGTGCCTGCGCCTCCTTTAGCGTGAGGTCTTTGCTGCTGGTGCTGCGGCCTTGGGTGTAGTCATACACCAGCTGCTGCTTGTGCTCGCCAGCTATCTTGAGCGCTCCGAACAGCCAGTGCAGGCGCGAGTTCTGGGCTTTGGTTCTTACCATAATGGAGAATGCAGAATGCAGAATGGAGAATGGGCTGTGGTCTTGATTGTCCGTTGTTCATTATCCATTCTCTATTATTTAATAAAGTCGTGGTACAGCTTGTTGCGCAGATAGCGGATGGCGTGCGGGAAGTACTCCTGCGTCTTGAGCTTGCGGGCCACAAAGTCGGGCAGGTGCTGTGTAGCCAGGCGGCGCTCGCGGGCGGGCATGGTGCTCCAGTACTTCTCTGCCTGCGCCTTGCTGCTGTTGCAATACTGCTTGTAGAGGTCCCAGAAGGCTTTGAACGGCAGGCTCTCCAGCTTGCTCACCCGCACACGCAGGGGGTCGGCCTGCTCCAGCGTGCGCAGCTCCTGGAGCGTGTAGGGGCACAGGCCTTGCCACTCCAGTTGCTGCTCCGCTGTGAGCTCCTGCTCAAACTTGATATACTGCAACCAGCCGTTGCCGCCACCGGGCAGCAGCTGGTAGCTGAGCTTGATGAGCGGCAAGCCCTGAATGTGGATGCTGTAGTTCTGTAGGTCCATGACTATGTGTGATGTATGGGTTTGTGCCGGGGCGGGGAATCGAACACCGCCTGCAACCGTTCCGGCTCCCTTTAGCCCCCTCTCCACTTGGAGAGGGGGTTTGGGGGTGAGGCCCTCGGGCGATGCTATACCAGCACACCCTCCTTCTTCGGCTCCACGTAAAAGGCCTCGTCCTGCACCACGTCCACGCCGATTTTGTCCATGAGCACGCGCATATCCTCGTCATCTCGGTCGGCGAGGATAGCCTCCTTGTTTACCTCTTCCTTAATGCGCACCAGATGGGTGTGGTTGCCACGCTTGAGCAGGTCTAGCACGGTGGTCCAGGTGTAGCCCTTGCGGGTCTTCAGCGCCGGGTTGCCCGTGCGGAAACCCAAGATGCCGTGCGTGAACTCCAGGCTCTTCTTCTTGCTGAAGAGGTCTTTGTTGCTGAGGGCGAAGTGTTGCAGGCGCTTGAACTTGTCCTCGCGCTCTTCTGCCAGCTTAGCCAGCTCATCCTGGTACTGCTCGCGCACCTTGGTTATCTTAATGTCCATCTCGGCCTGTAGCTTCTGCGATTTCGCATCCGCCTTGGCATAGTCTGCAAAGAGGGCTTCTGCCTCCTCTACAGTGTACTGCTCATTGATGAGCTTCTCGGTTTTTCGGGTTTTTGCCATGTGTAAAAAGGGGTTTAAGGGTTATTTGAAAAGGTTTTGCAAAGCGATACAATGGGGTAGAAGTGGCCGCGGACTTTCTCCGGGCGGTGCGCATGCTGCCAGCGCAGGTAGAGCTCGGTGTCCAGGTCGTGTTCTATGACCAGGAGCAGGCGGTCCCCCAGCGGGGTGCTGCCTTCACGGGTTCCCCTCCCTGAGGGAGGGGCTAGGGGAGGGCTATCCTTCAGCACCACCAGCCACAGGGCATCGGCGCTGAGGGTCTGCCACCACACATGCTCGCGGATGAACCACTGCCGCCGCCACCAGGGCCAGAAGCCAAAGCGGGCCTCGCTGGCCAGCAGGCGCTGCCCGGCAGGGTCGTGGGGCAGTTGGCTGGCCAGCCATTGCAGACCAGCCTCAAACTGCTGCTCCATGTAGTGCTGCTGGCTGATGTCCAGCAGGCGGCACACCCGTTGGCAGAGCACATCTGGTGTGAAGCGGGAGGGGTAGCGGGCTTTCATAGGATGCCGAAATCGGTGTTGTCTGAGGTGCGGCGGATGCCACGCTTGCGGGGTGGCAGCAGCGTGAGCTCATCGCCAAAGGCGATGAACAGGCCCTTGCCGTGGGGGATGTGGTTGTCATGCTGGGGCGTGACGTACTTGAGGCGGTAGGCGTAGGACCGCAGGGGCACGTGGCAGGGAAAGGTGTGGCGGGTAAAGAGGATGCGGTCGAAGCGGGCCTTCACCACACACACGCGGCCGCGAAAGAGCACTTTGTCGCCTACGTGGTAGCTATTACGCATGGCTGGCCTCCTGTGCTTTTGATAGCTTAATGTTGCGCGCTACTCTCCTCTGCGCGGCTGCCCTGCCTATACCTAGCACTTTTTGGTTAATGACGTCAACTTCTGCCTGCGCCTCCTCCGCTGTGTCATATATACCCTTGAGGTAGTGGTATCCAGCTACATCCGTGAACACCTTTATCAGCTGCCACTTGCCTGCGTATGCTTTGCTGGTGGTAGCCCAATAGGCCATCTTACGCATGCGGCCGTGCATCTTATTCAGGGCCTCCAGGTACGCTGTAAGGCTGATCTGCTGTAAGCATTTAGTATCTTCTATAAACCATTGCTTGCGCACGGTCTCTGGTTGTATTTGCACCCAG